ACTATTTTGTACAGTTAAAGCAAATGTAGCACTCGTATTCCCGCTACCCTTCAATAACGTATCGCCATTCACCTGAAGGCGTTGGCCTGAGTCGGTGAATGTGCCTCCGTTTTGTATTAGAAGATTGCCTGTTGACTGAAACATTGTAATATAAGAAACTTGTGACGCTCCTTTTATTACTAAATTTTGTCCATTAGTTTGAATATTATTTGTTTGTGTGGTAGTATTGAATACTGTACTAAGTGCTCTTATATCTCCTAAAACATCCAGTTCAACAGCGGGATTATTTCTTTTTATCCCCAACCTATTATTAGTCGCATCCCAAAACAAGTTATTACTCCCCGTCTGCGTATTCGTCCCACTCCAATATGCCACCTGCCCACTCGCCCCTGTGCCTGTGATGGGGTTGGTAAGAGCGGCTTGAGCACCTATGTCAGAGAGTATCTCTGCTCCTGTCCTATATTTAATCACCCCACTATCTGAGACCAAAAAGCGGTCTGTGTCCGTAGTAGCTTGAGCAATAGTTGTAAGCGTTAAGGCTTGACTAAAGCGACCACTACCAAGGACATCCAACTTGAACCCTGAGAACGTTGGATAAGTAGTAGAACCACCAAGGACGGCATCACCAGACGAGTTGAACACGAGGCGCATATTGCCTGACCCATCTCCAAGGATGATATTGTTTGAGTAATTACTAAATGCAACAATCCTTGCACCAAGAACTGTATTATTAGCTCCACCAAGATTATTACCTATTGTGTTCCAAGCACCAATAACGGTGTTATATGAACCAGATGGATAATAGCAATTCGCTAAATAACCTATTGTGGTATTATTAAATCCTGTAGTTGTATATTGCAATGAGTACGCACCTACTCCTGTATTATTGTAACCAGTGGTAATATCCATTGCAGATAAATCACCGATGGCTACATTCTCAGCACCACTTGTCATTGCATATAAAGCCTCATTCCCTACTGCAACATTGTAACTACCAGTTTCGTTTAAGTTCATTGACCTATAACCTATGGCAGTATTGTTATACTTATTTCCTGCTGTATCAAATGCTTGATATCCAAATATTGTATTCCCATAAGTTGCATTACCAAGGTTACCTATACCAATTTTTAAACCACTTACAAGCAAGTCCTTATCAAACGATAAACTATAACTACCCATTGTCACCGTCCTATTGCCTGTGAGTGAGCCATCGGTGGTATAGATGTTACCACTCGCATTAGTCGTAGGTTTCCAAATGCTCAATGCACTATCATAAGCAAGGACTTGGCCATTAGTTGCTCCTGTTGTGTCTACGTCATGGAGTTCACCCAACTCCCAGCCGTTCATTATTTTGACGTATAGCTTACCATTATTTTGATGGGCATACTCAACGTATCCTATTACAATAATATGCTGAGGTGCAATAGGCTTAATGTTAGTTAATGCACCTGCGGTTGTCGGACTAAGATAAATCACATCACCATCAGTCCACGTTTCGCCTTGGAGTGAGCCTGTGGTATTAATACCCTCAAGTTGCCCCACAGTCATAATAAAACCCTCTTGGTTGGTGGCTATGGTCTCAGTCACCAATCCTATTGTGTCCGCACTATTATTGTCATTGTTCGCTTGAGCAAGAGCCACAGCTAACCTTTGACCCTGTGCACCACTAACCCTAACGGCTTGATATTGTGCTTTAGTCAAAGTTTGGTTAGGGCTAACCTTATTAACCACCCTTGCCACCAAATCAACGCCATTTTTCAAAATAACGCTACCGCCTTTTAAGGTTGTCTCGCTACTTCCAATGGTATTGTTCCACCTTGTTGTACCTACGGCAGCTGTGCCTGTGGGAGATACATCTAAAGTAAGCTGCCCTGCTTTGAGTTCATATTCGCCTAAGTCCACATTGCCAGTCGCACCTGTGTATGGGACTTTATCATCAAGCGCGTTCTGTAAGTCGGTCTGATCGGATAGCGTGCCTGTGATTTGACCCCAAATAGCACTACCATTGCCTGCGCCATAGTCCACGCTTATGTAAGTAGCATCAACAGTGGTGCTTATATATATAGGCGCATCATCGTAGTTAACCTTGATGATAGGCGCATCGCTTGTATAGTTGACCTTAATTACTACCATTTCTTAGCTTGTTACTTGGTCTAAAACTTGCACAAAACCTTGCATCCATGTATAAGTACCACTTGGGGTGGTGACTTGTAGCTCATAGTTAAACTCACCAGCCGTGTAGGCCGTGGTAGTCACACTCGACAAGGTTACCGTCCTCTCATTGGTCGCACCTTGCACAAAGTCCGCGTTAGCCCATGTGAAAATAGTAGTCCCAGAGCTATCTTTAGCCATGAGCTTGAAAGTATATGAGCTTACATTTTTAGCCGTTGTTTCACACTCATCCTCCCAAAAAGACAAAGGGAGCGCATAGGTGTCTCCTTTTTTTATTGGTCTCAAATTGAACTCTGGTATCATTTTATTTCTTTTAAAGTGCTATATAAACCGCCTTCACACTCACACCATTGTAGGCCGTGCCTATTGTTATCGTGAACACACCACCACCCTCATCTGTGACTGTGTAATTGTAGTACCACTTGCCACCAAATCCAACCGCGACAAGCTTATGCGTAGATGTGCTTCTCGCCGTTATTTTACCACTCGATACGCTATAAGTATCTACAACAGTAAGCTCCGTGAATGGGCCGCTACCTTGCATCGAGTAGTTGTACTGCCCAATGGCTCCTACATTCGATGCAAGAGCAAGCTCTGTGATGATAGCATTAAATTGATACACGCGGTAGTTGTTGCTCGTATCAATCATGTCTAAATAGCAAACCACATCACTATCCGTCCCATCAAAATAGTCATCGAAGAACGTTATGGGTTGCATATTCGACTCCGCTAACTTGACCAAGCCACTACCACTAATGGTGAACGATTGACGGCCTTTTATATACTCTCGATAGATATTGTTAGTCTTTGGCGCTAACTCTATCACATCTCTCGATATAGTGATAGTTGAGTCCTTAGCACAAGCAAAAGGATAGACCCCACCACTTGAATTAGTGACTGCTATTACTAAACCTTCTGCTTTTACTGCTTCTGCCATTTATGTGTTGTATATAAACTCTTCCGAATATGTGTCGTAGGTGATAGTCCCAGGCGCTGTGTAGTCAATAGTAAATCCTCCGCTCGTATATTGTATCTGTGTTATATTGTTCGATACATCAACTTGAAAAGTGTCGTTAGTGTTAATAGTGATGCTACCACTTGGAGACAAATTTAATGAAAAAGCTTGAGGATTTGTCGTGACAGGGTAAGTTTGTGTCTTGATCGCCGAGCCATTTTGCAAGACCCTAAAAGTAGTAGTGACAGGGGTGCTTGTGGTAGTGTTAATATTACCAGATAAAGATATAACAATTGGAGCGTTTATTGATGTAGGCCCAGTGTAAGTAATTAAATTACCACCTGTTATGGTAAAATCTGCCAAAGTCACCCCCGTCCATGGGACATATTGTGGTGAGTTATAGGTGCCTGTTGTCACATCCGCATCAAAGGTCTTTTCCTCAATAGCGCCTGCGTCCTTGTCATCATCCCAAACCTCCAAAAGAGTAGCAGACCAAATACCAGCCGCAAAGTCAATCTCCTTCATATTTAAGATAGCATAAACCTTTGTAGGGTCATCATCTTCGAAAATAATGGTATTAATTAGGCCTATTCTATCGCCAGAGTTAAAAGTAAGGCCATAGAAAGTCGCATCTATTTTATTTCTGTTATATCTATTGTTCTCCCAATAAGAGGTTAAATTCTGCCTCCTAAAGCTTAAACTCTCACCAGAATATCTATATCGATACCAGTCTGCGTCTGTTAAGTCCGTTCCTCCACTTGTATAAATAGAGCCTTTGTAGTTCTTAGAGAAGCCATCTTGTATCATTATCTCATTGTCACTAACCACATTAACCGCCGCGCTCTTGGTATAGATGGACTTTACCCCTTGTAATGGTTGCGCACTTTGGCCATTGAAGGTCTCAATAATATCGAATTTTAGGGCCTTAACCCATGCCTCATTCTGCCCAGATGCAGGGTAAGTATGGTTATCGGCTATAATTACCACCTTTATAGTACCATTGTCGGGTATGCCTGTACTTTCTACATTCAAAGTCACCCAGTCTTGAGGCTCTTGGTTGCCAGGGTTATTATACTCTGTGTATATGTAAGTATAGTTAGTAGTAAAAGTGCTATTAGTAGACACCCATGAGCCATCATTCTTTAGCCAATAATTCCCAGCCGCGCCTGTTAACATCACAGCTATTTGATTCATGTTGCCATCATCGGCAAAATCTAATTCAAAGCGATAATCAAGAGATATATTTACTTTCTCACCAGCGAAAACACCAATAGATTGACTCCTTATGTACCAATTGTAGTACGAACCATCGGCTCCAGGTATTCTTACATAGTTATCCGTCAAATATCCATAAGTCGTACTCGTGTACTCCTCATTCCTTGTCACACTACCACTCGCTGGTGTAGAGCCTGTTACATAGTCAGGTGTATCTGTAGGCCCAGCCAAAGTGTACTTAAAATCCCAAGAATCAACCTCATATTGCTTTAGTGTGCCTGTGGTAGTCAATAAATCACCCCTACTAAAAGTGCCATTAACCAAAAGCTCGGAGATTTGGTCATAGTTGAAGGTCGTAGTGTCTATCTTAGTCCTGCGCTTAATGAATCTAAGCATATCTGGTGAGATAGGCTTAACCTCCTCATTTACTCCAACACTTATATCGAACCTCTTCTGCACACTTGTCCTTGTGCCAAGGTTAGAGGTAAAGCCTCGAAGGTTGTCCGTCTTAGGCATATAAAGCTCCTCCATCCTCAAAACGTGCCACACATCGTTATACATGAAGAGGGTCTGAGAAAAGCCTCTATTTATAGCCTCTGTCACAGTATAAGCATCTTGATACTCTGTTGACTCAATTTGAAAAGTCTTAGGGTCTATTTTACACTGATCGATGCCAGTGTAAGTTAGGCTATCCGTCATCGAGTCATGGAAAAGGTTGCTAAAGATGGTGTACTTAGTCCACCCCTGCACGGCCGTGCTTGTTGCATATTGCAAAAAGTCGAGAGGGGTAGTCTTAGCCGTTATTTCTGCGCCTCCATTAGAGATAGGAAAATTTTTCATATACCCAAGACCCTCTGTGGCTCTTAGCATAATAATATGGTTTGAGTCTTGCCAAACCTCTTGGAAATCATCTTGTAGCAAATAACCTCTCCAATAACCTACGCTCACATTGTTGTAAGCAAAAGTCACATATATATCCGTGTCATTATCACTCAAAAAGTCATCTATACTCACACCACTTGAATTTGCCACAATCTCCATCTCTGCCAATTGAGGCCTTATAGGTTTGAACAAATCCTCATCAGTATTAAACTCCTTTAATACAAATGGCCTTGGCCCACCACGCAAAGCATTAACACTGCCACCATAGCCATCAAACCAAAAGCCAACACGACAATCGTAACCATCTAAGCTCTTGAAATCTATCCTATATTTCTCTCCGTATGCCATTAACCCACTCTATTTATTGTCGTGTTTGTTCTATTCAATGCACCTACTAAGTCCTGGCCTCTCAAAACCACATTCACTTGCCCACTCATGCCCATAGGCCCACCACCTACACCTGCGAATGATGGGTTTAAAACATTACCACCACCACCACCTAAAATACTATTAAAAGCGGCTTTAAATGCCCCACCAACACCTTTTGTAGCACCTACCAAAGTACCTGTACCTGGTGGTAATAATAAACTCGCTAAAAGATTAATTACTCCAGTAGCAATAATCTTACTTACAATTTGACCAATAGTCTTTAAAATTGTTTTGCCAAAGTCTGCAAAAGCAAATTTCCCAGTTTCGAAAAAGTTACTAAATAGGTCAGAAATTGGACTAAAGAACACTGTCTCTAAATTAGCTTTAACCGCAGCAAATGTATCTTGTAAAGCTTTTACCCTATTTTGTGCATCAATAAAAGATTGAGATGGTATAAACTCTGGGCCTTTCTTATTTGTTTCTACCTCTACATTTTGTTTTCTAAATGCTTCTAAGCCTTTACTCCCTTTTTTTAATTGCTCATCAAGTTTAGGAAATAAATTTACATAAGCTGTCTCAAATGTTAATGGTTGACTAAGCTCTTTATTAAAGTCTGCAAGTTCTTTTTTATTTTTAGCTATTAAAGCACTCAAGCCAGTTTTTTCGTTTTGCTTGATTTGTGTATCCTCTTTTTTTAGTAAATTGATTCTCTCTTTTGTTGCAGTATTTATAGCAGATGTTTCTGTTACAATAGGTTGAAGTTGCTTTAAATATTGGTCTTGTGTTGCTATTAAAGCATCTACTGCCTTTTGTGCCTTTTCTTTTTCTACTCTGGCAAGTGTCAACGCAGATAATTCACTTTTTAAATTATCTACTAAACCAATACCAGATTTTATCCTTGTATCTGTTTGGTTATTATATGCTAATTCTGCTGCTGTTACTTTTTTATTGGCATCTTCAAGTGCAATATTAGCATTTGCTAACTCTTCAGCATTTTTAGTTAATACAGATGTTATACCAGCCTCTTGTATTTTTAGCTTTATTGCTTGTAACCTTGCTTGTGTATTTTTATTGATTATATCAATATTAGCAGCAGTTAAAGCATTTTCATCTCTTATACCTGCAACAATATCAGGACTAACTTTTTTTAATTCATTATAAGCAGCAATACGTTGCTTTTGTGGTGCATCTAAATTATTAATTGTAGAAACAAGTATTTTTATTTTAGACTCTTCAACTATAACATTAGCAGTAGCTTCTGCTATGCCTTTATTGTACTCTTTTTGTGTTTCTATTAATTTAGCATTTCCACTAACAATTGCAGTATAAGCATTGCCTAAAGACCCATACTTTTGTATTAAAGCTGTCACACCTGCAACAACAGCACCAAATGCAAATGATAGACCCGCTGGGCCTATCAATGAGGCACCAATGCTCTTTAAAGCTGGACCTACTCCTCCTGCTTGTTTACTTAATTGACCAAGTGAATCTACAACAAGTGGTAAGTTATTTTGTATCGCAATAAAGCCAAAAGGTAAATCCCTTGTAACTTGGCTTAATGAATTAAGAGCATTTGAGGCATTAGTGACACCTTGTGGGAGTTTGTCTAAACCAACTCTTTTTAAATCAACAAGCGTTTGCTCAAGTTTCTTAATTTGTAAGTTTGTCTCAACAATACCTTGGCCTGTCGCATTTTTAAGTGAATCCTTTAAACGCTTTAGCTCATTCTCGACTTCACTAATAGACTTAGAGAAATCTTGAATGTCCATGCCTAATTCAAAAACAAATCCACTCATTTTGCTAACCTTTTAAATATTTCTCGCATCTCATCATCAGTCATACCACTCTTGGTCTCATCTCCAGGTAACTCCCACAATGCCTCTGGTGTCTTTGGCGATGTTTTCGGATCGCCCATTAGTCTCACCATGGTAAACATCAAGAGCCTCGTTTGTCTATAACTATCTACCTTCTTATCCTCATATCCTTTGCTCATTAAGCTAAAGTGCCGAGGACTCAAAGCGTAGAACTCATGAGGCTTCAACCCTAATTCACCTAACCCAAAGGCTTCGATGTCTTCCCACGAGAGGTCTTTTTTTTTGGCTCATCACTCACTTGAGTTTGCTTAATAAGCTCATTTGTAGACCAAACTTTTATAGCATTGGTTATCTCTTGTAAATCTCCTTTGCTTATCAAAGTTTTCTCAATATGCTCTACAAAGTCCTCAAAAGTTAATGATGGCTCAACATCCTTTACAAGGCAGTTATTGAAATAACCACTATAAAGGATGTGAGCGATGCCTACCTCGTTAAGCTCGTTATTAACAAAGCTCTTACCTTCTACAAGTTTGCCATCACTTACATACCTAAATGATGCCATGCCAAATTTAAGTCCGACCTTTTGGTCGTTAATAGTTATAGTGCAGTAATTCATAAAATTTAAGCGGTTATGTCAAGAGTGCCAGTGGAAGAGATAGAACCAGAGAAATTGATGAACTCGGTAGTAGATTGATTGAGCGTGAGGTCTGTTATATAACCACTAAAAGAATGGTAATATGCAGCGCCTGTGCTTGCTCCTGTTACAGTTGGGTTTTGTACCCTCACTGCTACCAATGTTTTGCTAACCATTGCGCTCAATAAGTCCTCATAGGATACTTGTGATACAGAAGGTGCAACTTCACAAATAGCATCAAAATCCACGGTCATTTGTGGCTCTGCTACGCTTGTAAGTACACCGCAATTGGTTTGCTCAGTGGTGGAGTCAACAGTCGTATTAACTGAAGATGTACGCAGACACACGAGGTTTTTATAAGATGTACCACCAGCTACATCTATCTCAACATTCTGCAAACTGCCTTGAATTTGTCCCATTTTTGTTTATTTTTCGTTTACTAAATTACTAATTGTTATTAACTTTCTCGCTACAAAATTATCTCCATTTTGCAATGGCAAATAGCTTGAGCTTATTCTTGCCATTGGGTAGACCTCAAAGTAGGCATCGCTCCTGCCATTTATGCCTGGGTCAGGTATCAATATTGTCAAAATCTGTGAAGCAATATTATCAACAACAGCATTATCATACACACGATATTGCTCACTAAATATATCAAGAACCACATCGACCTCATTCCCAAAATTATGGTTAGTATTATTCGCAGTCTCTGTGATTGATGAGATAACCACATAGTTTTGAGGGGTAGTCCTAAAAGGTGTTTGACCATATACAGGTACATTTTTGCCATTGTAGCTTATTTGCCCATTTAAGGCATTCACATATATCTCTCGAACATTATTGCTACAATCTTTCATTATTTACTTTTTAACACCTTGTTAATAGCTTTTATTAAACTTGGTGTATAAGCCTTTACACTTCTATTCATAAATCCTGTAGGTGGAATACCTTGAAAATCTGGATTTTTGCTTTTTCTAAATTGTGTTGCTATTTCTTGCCACTCTTCATCCAAACTTGGTACATAACTTAGAGCATATTTCCCAGTACCAAATTCTTGATATGCAGCATAATCGGTTTGAGCTACCAATTGGTACTGCAAAAAACCCTCTTTTTTTAATGAGATTGAGCCTCTAAGCCTTGATGTATCAAATGGGGCTAATTGCTTTGCACTTGTAGACATCAATTCCCCATGAGCTGCTATTTCTGCGTCAATCAAGGCAGTTCTCTTGCTAACCTCATTTCTAAAGCTATTAAGAACCTCTCGAAAGTTCGCATCACTAATCTCTAATTTTATGCCTGTAGCCATTAAATTACAACTTGCTTGTATTGGTGATAGTTAAGCCCTTCCCACATTGGGTATTGTTGCACCGCTTGCCTTGGGTCTGCATTCATCTTTTTGCCCCTATTCTCATACATCCAAGATACAAGAGTCAAAATATCATTTTTGAGGTCTTGAGGGATAGTGCCATAACCAGCTTGGTAAGTGACATTAAAAACCCCTCTTTGGTAGAGCCAAAGCTTACCACCAATTACCTCATAGTCATCGTTAACAGTTAAAGTCTCATAATCATTTATACCCTCTTTAAGCTTCACCTCATCAATGCAAATGAGTGGACTATAAGGTAAGTCTATCATCCAAACATTGGGAACATAGCCACTAAGTTCGATATTTGCCCTTAGTTTCTTATTCACCAAACTCCTACCCGTAAGCTTCTCAATATGCACACGAGCCGCGTTTATGAGGCTATCAATTAGGCTATCATCTGTGGTATAGTCAATCCTTAGCCAATTCTTTACATCTGTGCGACTCACTGGCTCCACAACAGAATCGGATAAGACACTAACACTATTTATATATATCATCTTTGTCTGTATTCATAAACCTTTTCTCGAATCCACGGCTCCAACTCATCAAGTCTTTTTCTTGGGTCATGCTCTCTTGCTCTTTCTTTTGCTTTTCTTGAATGTTCTCGATATTTCTTTTCATCATCCAAGTCGCTAATCGCTTTAACCCAACTCTTAATATCATCTCGCTTTTTAACATAAATCCCAGCTTTACCGCAGTTCTCAACAAGACCAGGAGTGTCTGTGCATATTACAGGTATTCCACTACTCATGGCCTCTGTCGCTGTTATGCCCCAACTCTCATACTCACTTGGCATCAAGAGTATTCTCGTTTGCCTGTAATAGTCCCTAATGTTTACGCTCTTCTCTACCACTTTCACATTAGGCAAATTAGGTACTATTTGCTCATCGTATGAACCCATCACGGCTAAGAACTTCTTATTTGGCATTGCTCTCGCTATCTGCGCAAATATCTCGCCCCCCTTATTTTTGTTTAGATTAATTAAAGTAATATAGTCACTCTTGCCATGATCAATCCCCAAGTCAAAAAATCGGTAGTCTGTAGGAGGAGGCAGTATAAAATTACTACTTTTATAGTTAAGTAGGTTTTTTAACCAAAAAGAATTATAGATAATATGTTGAGGGTTTTCCGCTCCTATTATCTCTGGGTATGGGTGGCTATTGTGAATGAGATGAAAAACGGGCTTTCTATACATCTTTGCCGCGTGTATTGTCCACCTCGTGTAGTCCAAATGAGTAAAAACAGCATCACACCACCTCATCAAGTTTTCAATAACATTGTCATTTGGTGGGAATACATCAACCCCATCAAAAGAGTAGTTATTCTTTATTCGGTAGTGATTAGCTTGATGCAATAACACCCTCACATGATGGCCTTTGCTAATTAAATCCTTAGCTATGCCATGTATCATGGTCTCTGCGCCGCAAAGATGCTTTGGAGGATATAGATGCACAGATAGTAGAAAGTTCATAGTATTTTATTAGCAGAAGCGTTAAAAATATCAGTATAGTCAGCAAAATGGCCCCATAATTGGCTTGGGTGTGGCTTTTGCCACGCTATCATGGGACTCATTATAAAAGTCTTGCCATTGGGATGTATCCACGTTTTGAGCCAGTCATCGAACATCACACTCGTGTCCTCATACCTCTCTGCTATTGCTTTTGGGTTACGATACATCACAGCGTGAGTAGTCCAAGCCCCGAAGGTCTTAAACAAGTTCTCGCTATATCTCTCAATTGGTGCCACAAGGTTTGCCCCTAAATAGCATAAATCCCAATCATCAGGTAATTGAGCAAAAGCTTTAGAAAAGTGGCTAAAGTCCTTTATCACCACATCATCCTCAAAGAGCAATAGAGTGCCATCGGTCTCACTCAAGATTTTTTTCATTGATTTGTTGAAGCTATGCTTAGGGTTATCATCATGCTCGGCATAGACAACACTTGGTACCATACCAGTCTTTTTAATTTGCTCTAAGGCATCGTTAAGCCTAAGAACCTGACCAGGCACAGTTAAAACCTTACAAACCATAGTAAAAACCAAAATAGGGAGCGACTACTTAGCCGCCCCCACATTTATGAACCTATCAACGATCAACCATATTAGATAGCACCATAAACAGCTGCGCCAGGTTGGAATTGCAACAATTCGCAACGAGCTTCGCAACGGAAGGTGATGAGGTTTTTGATAAAGTCGTCCTGGTCGAACTCAGTAGACCTTACTGCCAAACCGCTCTGCTGTGCAATGGCAAACTTAGTAGTATCCATTACATAGATTTTAGAGGCAGTTACAAGGCTATGAGGAATAACAGGTACACCAACGATACGAACGTTACCATTTTGGTCGATAACCATGCCACCAGGAAGAGAGTAGTCGGATGGCTTAGTTTTCAACATATTTGCCCAACCTGCGTGTGTAGTCAAAGCGAGGTTTGGAGTCCAGTTCAACGCACCCAATTGAGCTACGTAGTCGATGAACTTCTCAGCGGTGTTAGCACCAGAGGAGGAGCCAGCGGTAGCAGAAGAGGCGATAGCATTGAGGTAGTAAGTATCTTCAGCCTTTTGGAAGTCTTCAATCAAAGACTGCTGCAAGTAAGCTTGCAAGAAAGGCAGGTCATCAATCATCTGACGGCTTACTTTAGCGTAACCAGCGATGAAAGAGAGGGCAGTGTTCACTACAGTTACATCGTAATCAACTTGAGCCTTATCAGAACCTTCGGTTTGCTTACCAAAAGAACCCTCACCTACTGGGGTGTTACCACGAGGGAAAGACACAGAGCCAGTTGATACAGGGATAATGTTGAACACGCTTCTCAAATGTGGATTAACAAAGCTGCGAAGAGCTGGGTTATCAACGTATGAGGTATAAACAGAACCAGTGAGGTTGTTAGAGATGGTCATGGTACCTACGGCCTTCATGTCCATTTCATAAGCAAACCCTTTACCATTGCCACGAGCGGCAGATTTGATGTCGTTCCAACCTTTCTCGATAGCTGAGCCAATCTCGCTCTTAATAGCGAAAATGTGGTCGGCATAAGAGGTAGCAACTTTTTTCTCTTCTTTAGCTTGGAGCTTACCAAAAGCGGCTTTGGCTTCCTTTACTTCTGCAACTGCTTCAGCGGCAGTCTTGTTAGCTTTAACCATCTCCTCGTTGATTTGCTCAACGCGAGACTCAAATGCTTTAGCGGCTTTCTCGGTAGCGGCTACAACCTCGGCCTTTTGCTCGGCCAATTTAGATGCCAGAGCATCTTCAAATTGTTTCAAATTTTCCATTTTACTTAAATTTTATTAATGATTGAAATTAGTGAGGACACATTCACCTCTTCTCCTTTTTGCTGCTTGGGCTCCTCATGGGTGGCCTTCGTGCTACTCATTTGCTCTACGGCTTGTGCCAATTGCCTAACCTTAATTAAGCAAAGTTCTATGGTTTCATCCGTAACATCGCTATTACGAATAAACTTCTCAAAATTACGTATTTGCTCTTTAATCTCATCAATATTTTTTATTGACTTAATCCCAAGCATTGGAGTGTGTTCATTTGCCCCCCAAGCGGTCAAACTTGACCCCTCAAAAAGCATCACCTCATGTATCTCATTAGCGCTATCGTTCTTTTGCTCACGCAAAGTCCTAAATCCTATTGAGTGCTCACTAATAAGCCCACTCTCAACCATCTTCACAAAGTCTTGGCCTAATTGGTGCTTACCTACTTGTGAACGATAGAAAAGGCCATAACCATCTTCCTTTAGCTCCATGATTTTACCCAATGGCTTCGATGGGTCATGGTTAAGGAGGTGCTTGATCCGCCCTTTAGCCTCTGGTCCCCAATCTTGGATAGACCTTTTAAAAGCACCTGGCATCATGATATCCCCATCAGAGTCCACCATACCAAATGCGCTAAAATACCCACTTACTATGCCTTGCTTAGAGTCAACATCTTTGACCTCAAGGCTTTGGTTCTTGTATACGTATATCATGTTTTTTCTATTGTCTATTTGTTCAAGTTTCCTTATTGCCCACTCTATTCCTGCGTCACCACCCCAAGCATCCCACATGATGCCGCCACAGCCCTCATCATAAGGTACATCTTTATTTTGTTGGTGCCTCTTAAATGATGCCATCCTCGCTATCGTGTCCCTACTTATCCTCTCTTTGTTCGCCAGCTGCCTTGCCCGAGTCCAACCAACAGGAGTGCCACAATCACTACCATTCTCCTCTTTATACTTTAAAGCCCTCTTAGCGTTATTAGTCGCAGCCTCTGGGTAGTCATTGTAGGTCTCAGCTTTTCTATCCATGTAGTCATCATCATCATTCTCATCATCATCCTCTTGTGCCAAATAGGCTATGTAAGCTCTATTTGCGCTCTCTTCACTTCTATAAATACACTCTCCATCACCAATCCTCCAAAGACCATTTCCGCAACTTTCTACTGGCATAATTACTCTATTGTGGCCACATTTAGCCTTGGTTTAAAAATAAGGTTTCCATTGCCATCCCTTTTAGGTATAAACCCAACAGTACATCTGCAATTGATAGTAAACCCAGGAGGAGCATAAATACCATTATTAGTGTCTTCAAGTTGTCCTGGGTGCATAACAACTACATCCTCTCCATCTTTACCCTCTGATGTGAATGGCTCATTAAATGCTTTAACTACTCCATCCAAATCCCAATGGTCAAACTCATCAGGTGGTATTCTCCTCGTTCTACTATCTTTTGCACTTATCCAAATTTTATCTACCACAAATCCATGAGCTTCTGCCCCTTTCATTGCTGCCATGTTGGATGCCCTCATCACCTCTGTCCTCACTATTCTCCTTGCCCTAAACGCAGCATAAGCTAATTGTTTGTCATCCAATATAAGCTTAACTATCTCATCAACACCTAAGCCATCCTCAACACCTTTTGTCACAATAGCTAAAAGTTTGTCCTTTGTTGTTTTAGTTATATCTGCTACTAATTCAAATCCTTTTTTCATTAAAAAGTCAAGCAAGGCCGCAGTCCACTCCCTATTGAAGCCAAAGGTCTCACCCTTTCTATTTGCTTCTATCTTGACCGCTCTATATGTCGCATTCCCAAACAACACGGCCGCCTCTTTATATAAGTCATCAAAGACCTTAATCAACTCCTTCTCCCACAAATCTAATCCTAATCTCGTTCTCGCTACATCAACCCCATAAAGCTCTATATCTTTAGCAAAGCGTTTGAATTGTTTGAGTATTGAGTCCTTAGTCGCATTGAAATACTTAGCATCCAATTGCGCCCTTAGCCTCTCCACCTTCCTCCAATATTCCCGTCTTTGCTTTCCATTCATTCTCTAACTTTTTACGATAACCTTCCCTAACCACATCCATCATCCTCTTCTCTATCAAGCAAGTCCTCTCGCTTGGTGTCTTAGGATATTTGGCTATCACCATTGTCCATATTTCCGCTTTGGTCATTGCTTACTGTTAAGTCCATTGTCACTTGCTCCAAAGGCAGTAACCCTTGATTCACATAGCTAAAGGCATAAGCACCACCACGCTCCTCATAGTTCATCGCTACACGCTTCTCATCAAATGTCAACCAGTCTGCCATCCTAAGCTGGTTAACCATCCTCTCCATGTCTTGCTGCATCTCTGGCAAAGCAGATATATCAAAATCTATATACACATCCTCACCAAACCTTGGAACCAACCACTTGTTAAGTTCATCCCTCAATTGACAATTGAGAGGCATAATTGTGTTGGTGATTAAGTCCCTCATTGCGTTTGAGTAGTTGTTGTAAGAGCTGCTATCCGTGTCGAACAAAACCACAGGCAAGCCAAATAACCTGCACCATTGGTGGAGTGTCATTTGCATGGTCTTAACCAACTCCATATCCACACTACTCAAACCAAAGTTCAAATAGTCCCAAGGAGTCTGAAAAACACCAATAGCGCCCTTTTGGTCTTTGTTGTTAACCCTATCATTAACCATCCTTTGCACAAGAGAAGCTTGCTCTGGTGTCAACGATGGCACAGAGTTATTAACCGGCCTTGGTACAATAGCGCCCTTAGCACCACCATTTGAGGTCATAGCCGCGCTCGCATCCGCTGCGTTATTGCTCATCCTCAAAAGCTTCCAGCCCGGCCTTAATGGACTCAAGCCCCTCATGTG